CGAATGGGCAAATTATCCTTTTACCTGAAAATCCTGCATATACCCCTATTATTGTCAATGTAGAATCATTTAAATGTGTCGGAAAACTTGCCTTTGTGATTAATGATCGTAGGGATGAAATAGACAAATAAAAAAAATCCGACTGTTGGTAGCAGTCGGACGGCCGTAAACTCACGTTCAAGTGCTTTTACTGTACTCAATTTTAACACGAAAGGAGTGCTATATGGAACAGATAGAGATGTATTTAGAAGAGATTGAAGCTGCACTATACAAGATGTCACCTACAGAAAGAGAACACTTAATGGAGGTGCTACATCTAGCATTTGCTGATTACTTTGAAAATAACTATAGAAAATCCTAGGAAGGAGGCAACGCATGATCGGATATGATGAAGTCAGAAAAACATATTTCGTACAGGTCAAATATCGCGACACTATCACATTGAAGCAACGTACTAAGAAGAAGCGTGGTTTCAAGACAAAGCGTGAAGCCAAGATCTACGAAGCTGAAGCAATGCAACAAGGAAACGACCCAAGCGATTTAACTTTTGAACAAGTAGCTCATCAATGGGAAGAGTATGCATTACCATCACAAGAGCAAATACGCCGACACCAAGTTGCATTTGAACGCAGATTCGCCGACTTGTATAAACGCCCAATAAAATCAATCACACGTGCACAACTCGTCGCATGGCGCGCAGAACTCGCTAATAGCGACCAATGGGGAACAAAGATAAAGAATGATACCATTTCATTCGTTAAGGGCGTATTTCGCTATTACTCGACAGTATACAACGTTGTTGATAACAGCATTATCCTAAAACGCCTTAAAAAGACGGATAAAGAAATAATGCAGGAGATGAACGTGTGGACAGTCGATGAGTTCAATCAATTTCTATCCTGTGTTGATAGTCCACTCTATGCCCTCTTCTTTGAAACGTTGTTCTGGACTGGTGCACGCCGTGGCGAGATTATGGCACTGCAGAAGAGCGATTTTGATGGTAATTGGTTAAACATTCACGCAAGTATCAAACACTTCGTAAATGGCTTAAAACCGACCAAAACAAAGCAGTCAAGAAAAGTATGGATTGACGATGATCTAAGAAAGAGGCTACAACCATTATTGGACGTTGACGGTGATTTCCTTTTCGGCGGCATAACCAGTCTCCCTATAACGCAGATACAAAAAAGATTTACAAAAGCAATAGAACTATCTGGGGTTAAGAAAATACGCCTACACGATCTACGTCACAGCCACGCTACGATTCTTATCAATAGTGGTGTGAATATCGTGGCAGTATCCAAGCGACTAGGTCACGCATCCATAGAGCAAACACTACAGACATATACGCATTTACTAAAGGATACTGATAAATTCCTGAACGAAACAATCGAAAACATGCGGAAAGGGTGCCAAAAAGGTGCCACATATAAAGAAAAGCCCTTAAAATAGGGCTTTTAGATGTCATGGAGCGAGTGATGAGAATCAATGGCATATATATAATGGTTAATGATGAATGTTATTTTTATCTATTTTTAGCGATTTATGACTGTCTGTGTTTATAATTTTTTATGTATTTATAATAGAATGGTGCCAAACTGGGTGCCACAAAAAAAACAGCCTACCCTCACTTAAGAGAGTAGGCTTTTAATTACTTCAAATCTTCTTCGGCAGTCTTATTAGGATCTACTTCTGGTAGACCTGCAAAAGACATTCCGATAGATAAAATAGCCGCTAATGCTGATGTAGAACATACAAGTTTCCAGTCAACTGCACCGATTGTTGCAGTTGTGCCGATTGTAGCAACGAATGTCTGCGCTGCTGTTTTTAGCGCTCTTCTTGCTGCTGCCTTTGCCCACTTTAACCAATATTGTTTGTCTTTCATTTAGATACCCTTTCCCTTCTTTCTTCAATTTGTCTAATTCTGTCACTTAGAAATGTGACAGATGTTTCTGTTTGTGCCAAGCGATTTTCCAGAGACATAACTCGGTTACTTACGTCCCTGGTGGTTGCTTTTAAATCTGTGATTCCTTCCTTCACATAGGTTATGTTAGCGTTCATCTTGCCTAGTTCTTCTGCTAGTTCTTTAGCCTGGTCTTTATTCCCTTTGTGGATTGTTGAGTTAACACTCCAGATTGTTACAACTAGGCCAATTAACGAAACTAGCAGACTAAGATAAACAGGATTGATTCCATCTTTCATGAAGCCACCTCCTGTTTTATAGACCGTAGTAGATTTGGTCTACTGCGCGCTGTACTGCATCCGGATCGTATCCAGCCGCACGTAGAGCATTGATTCTATCTTGGCCGTTACCATAGTCGCCACGATAGACCGCTTCAGCAATAGCGCTCATGTCACCCTGTGTTGAAGATGGCACACCTTGAAGAAGCTCGTTTACACGTTGTTGTACTGCCACATTGTCATATCCTGCTGAAGCTAATGCATTGATACGGTCTACACCGTTACCAAACTCGCCGGAAATCACTCTCTGTGCAATATCATCAATAGAGTACGATGGCGTAGATTGAATACCACCATAGATTTCATTAATGCGTGCTTGGACTGCACTATACATATCACCTAATGCAGCATGTCTTGCATCACCATTTCCAAACTCACCCGCAATTGCTCTACGTGCTAAATCTTCAACATCACCACTAACCGGTTGCGTTGATTGCGGAGTACTAATTGCACCACCTGCCATAGCTGCGCGAATATCATTTTCGATAACATGATTTACCTGCATAGCATGGATTGTAGGACCAGGACAATTTGTTGCAACAAACATGCAATGCTCTGTTAATGTTGCAGACGGAGTTCCATCATAATATGGATAAATTCCGTAGCGATTGCAGATATCTGCACATAGACGAATTAGCGATGCATATGCTTCTTGGCTGATTGGCCAATCGCCACCAGTCTCACTATTCGCAACTTCAATAGTAATTGCTCTGTCGTCGTTTTCCCAGTTGGCGGATGTCCACGGATGATTCTCTTCATCGACATAACATGCAATACGTCCATCAGAATCAATTCCGTAGTTAGATGATGCTTGTCTGTTTGGATTTAAAAAGACGTTTCCACACGTCTCGATTGAAAGGTTGCCAGCCATATGGTGTATGGTAATCTTTGAGATTGAATTGTAGCGCAATCCTGAATGATTAGGACTCATGATTGCTGCATTAGTTAAAACTGAATATCCCATAAATTATTCCTCTACTTTCTCTGCTTTATTGTTGCTTAATTCTTCTAACTGCTCTGTTGTTAAAGCCAAATCTTCATTCATGATTCATCCTCTTTCTTTCTATCTAAAAAGAGCACGCTGCATGCATGCTCTTAATAGCCTATTTACTTTTTGTAATCCCAGGCAGAGCCAAATCCTGGCTCATTGCCCTTATTGTTATCGATTTTTGAGATAAACACAATTCCACGTGCGATAACTAAATCGCCTTTTGAATAGGTTGTTTTCTCGTTCCACGGCTTTATTTCAACCTTTGGTTTATCCTGACTATTTTCGCTTGCTTTTAACAACTTGTAATGCTTGTCGTCTTTATCAGGTGTGCTATTTTCACTTGATATTACATTTTCAACAACCTCGTATGGATTTCCGCCATACTTGAAACGTTCACCTTTTTTATAAGGAAACTTCCGCGGCTTCCAATCTTCTAAGAATTTCGCCCACTTTATTACATCTTTTATTTCTGCATTTTGTAGCCCTAATGCAATAAAGTGTGATACTGCTTCTGTTTCTGCTCTCTCTTTGGCCAAGTCTATTTCGCTTTGTGGGACTTCGTCAAAGAAAATAGTGATGCTATATTTTTCAGTTTTAGAATTAAAATCAACGCTAAAACTATTCAGTTTGAGATTGCCCATCTTCGTTAGCCCTGGCTCGTCTTTCACGGTTGCTCCGGATATATTCTCCTGGGCCATGTCCTCTATGATCATCTTAATTTCTTCCAGCCTGCAGCTTTTGCCTATTTGGTTCGGCCGGATGAAATCTAATGTATAAAGGTGTCCGTTATTTAATGTTATTTGTGCCATTTTTACGCCTCCTTCTTGATAAATATTCCGTGTATTGTGACTTTACCGCTTGGAGACGCCCAGTTTGTCCATGAATTGAAAACGTGGACAACGCAGCTATTTGAATAAATTGATTTGATAGTCGCAGTAATGGCCATTTCAGGCATGACTCTATAAATATCTAATAATTCATAGCCACTTGGCACTTCAAAAGGTATCGTAATATAGGCAGCTGCCATTGAAGATAATGGCTGATGTGTTCCCGAAAACTCTTTTCTAATAATAAAAGTGTTTTTTCCCTTTATTCCGATTCCACCGCTTGCAATCAATTTTCCCGTTGCATATGTGGTTCCTACCGTCGTCATATCGCCCTCGTTATAAATTCCGCATGGATTATTTCCGTTTCGACGAATCCACAGCATGTGAAAACTGGCTGTAAGTTTTCCAAGGATCATGGCCCAAAGATTACCGGAAAGTGTGTAGGTACGCTCTGTAGACTGACCGTAATAATCCGTAATAGTAAGCGTAAGTTTATAGTTTTTATCGTAGCTATATCCACTTACACGTTGCTTAACAATTACATTATTTCCGTTAGGAGTGTACGAACAATTAACGCTATGATTTTGCTCGTCTTTAATTACTATTTTTAACTGATTATTCTCACCGTTAAAAAAGGTACCTTTGGCATTTGCATACCCTTCATTAACCGTTGGATTATCTCGCTCTGCACTGAAATCCGTTATGGATGGATAGAAGTACTGAACGTAAGTTCCATGCCAATTTCGTATCGTTTTAAAGCCCCTGCTGTCTTCGATGACAAATTGTATGTCACCATTCGTCATACCTTCTAGATCAACGCTATACAAGCCCTCAATGAGGGATAAAGGATACTGTTGTTTGTCGTGTAACATATAAGCATTCTTAACAGTCGCATAGCCTCTTACTTCTGCTTGCATGGATAACTTTTTCTTGGATAAATAACGGAAAACTTTATCTTCTGGAATTTTGCTATTTCCTATTTCCTTTACAACAGCCGAACTAATAACAGGACCATACTTCTCTTCAGGAAGGTCGATGAAAAAAGCGATATTCATTGCGCCGATCATCTTTGCATTTGAATCACCACTTGCGTATGTTCCGACTCCTAAATATCCATAAATATATTTTCCATCTGTAGAGTATTTCAACATCTCTTCTGTAGGCTTAAATGTATACTCCGTATCGATGTCATTTGTATTAAGCCATTTATACCCACTATCTCCAATCACCCATACTAACGAATGTCGGTATGCAGGAACCTTTTTGTCAAGAACTAACGTAATCGTATCCGTTCCATCCATCTTGACACGGTTCTTTCCGTTTTTCCAAGATGGTGTACTTGCTCTTGGAATATTAGGTAGTTCAATATTTTTTTCTAAAGATGCATCTGCATCGCTAAAATAAAAACTTAGATTTGCATTGATACTTGTTGAATAGTTTCCGTTATTATCGTGGTTAGCCCAAAAGCCACCACTGATTAACGTACCGCTTCCGTCTAATCTTCCACCACCACTTACTTCTTCGCAACCTGTTGCTGTAAAGTTCCAAGTTCCGGAATAGATATAGCCTTTATTGAATGAATATGTAACTTTAACTTCAACATAATCACGGTTTAACTCAATGCTGTGATACTGTGAGTTTATTCTTGCTTGAAGTTTATAAACGACTTCGGCAGCACCTGGTGTCCGCGTTGCTTCGGAAACAACTTGCCAATTTTCATTTAACAATACCATTAGTTAACATCTCCTATCCAATTAATAATAGATGCATCAATCTTTGCTGTTTTAATGACACCACCCACAAAACTCGTGATTTCTGCTTCGATATTCTTAGCTTCAATACGGTGAGCTCCTGCGCATAGGTACTCCAGCACTTTTAGGTATGCGAGCATGCTATCGACTTTATCGAAACGAGCTAATAATTTACCATCTGAAGCAACAACACTAACACCACTTGCATCAATAGTAGTAACTGTATCCTCCTTATCGGAACCGATGTGAAGACCCTTGTTATCAAGCTGTTCTTCTATTTCATTGATTGTCTTATCATATTCCGATTTTTGGACCGTTCTGTTAAATCCATCAGCAGTTTGTTTCTCCAAAGTACTTAATCCTGTTTGCACAGTTTTAAGTTCATTTTTAGTTTCGCTAGTTTGGACTACAAGATGAGTAATACTGTCATTCAGCTGGGCTATGTTTGACTTGTTACTAATTGATATATCGACTAAGTCATTTAGTACCTCGTCTAGTATACCATCTGAATATCCTGTACTTTCATCTGTAAATACGGTTTTGTATCGTACCCATATCCACGCATCTTTTGTCTTCTCCGGTTGAGTTGCACTCCACGTACCACCTGTCATTTCTGTCTTAGAAGTTGACAAATAGTATTCAGGATATACCTGTTTAATTCCTCTACCTGCTTTGCCTGCTATTGATGGAGAATATACGTCTGATGTCGTCTTATCACTGTAGGTATAAGTAGTCTTAGTCCATAGCGTATAGCCTTCATTAACAAGTGGTATATTCTCTAGCCACTGACCAGTTGGAGGTACTACAGAGCTTGTACTCGCTTGATACGTTAGCTTGGGATTACCAACAATCCCCCTACCTGCATCACCTTTAATACCCGTCAGTTCAAATGGATCGTGTTTAATTTCAGAACCATTGGCCAATACATCTGCAAGCATGTACCACATGTGCTGTCCAGCTATTGATGTTGGCTTTGTGGTAGTCCATGCTGAATCTGTTTTGGACGGTTTATCAGCAGATACTGTTTGTAAATAATATTGCTTTGTACCAGAAACTGTTCCAGCAGAAATGTTTTCGACTTGTGTCTTAATTTTGTTTGTTTCAACTTGTAGATTACCTACATCGCCTTTTGCATCTTCAAGATTCTTTGCGACAATTTCAAGCTTGTTTGCATCTTGATCCACTTTAACCTGGAGTCGTTTGATTCTTACTTTATCGGAAACCTTAGTAACAACAGAATCGACATTCTTTAATGCAACTTCTCCGTCAAGTTCTACAACAGACTGTGTACCTACATACTTTCGCTTAATACTTAGGACGATACACTTGTTGCCATCATATGTGGCCGTATCACCTAATTTAATCGTATCTTTACCAAAGGTTTTTAAACTTGACATACCGTAGAATGATTGGCCATTATACTTCGCTAAAATAGCATCTGTATAGGTTTGGCTATCGCAATAGGAATTGTTTGCATCAATGTAAATTGTCTTTCCTGTATCGTTTCCTGAAGCAATCAAATTAACACCGTCATCATACGCAACACGTGAGATGGTTATTAGATCTGTTTTTTCAAAATCTGATGTAAATTCTATGTCATGATCAGCGGTAAAGAGATTTCTAAAAACAAGGGTATTTGACTCATTAATAAGCGCATTTGTACCGCTTAACTCAGCTATCCATCCAATGTAATCGCGCATAATAATTGTGGTGTCTATCCACTGAGCTTTTTTGTTCAGTACAGTATTTGATAATCCTGTTTTATCAATTCTCACACCAGCCAAATTAGACATCTCATCTAATTGTTGAGAGATAGTTGGATATTTATCCTTTTCATACGCTAACGAGCTCTTGTACGGCTTGTTAAACTTAATCATCACGTCATACAAATTCAGTGATAGCTTCTTTGTATATTTCTCTGGTGCTTCTTGTACGATGAATTCTTGTGTTGGGATTCCTGTACTATCAGCTTCTTTTAAATCAATCAAAAAGGTGTTCCCAGCACAATCACTAAGAACACCATCTATATTGTTTAAATCAAGGTCCAACATCACGCTTGGAGTGTTACCCAAAAGTCTATCCTCTTGCATGCTGTTAGACGAGCTGAACGATACAACTAGATCTGTTATTTCAACAGGTGTTGCATTTCCTTTTTTAATATAGACTTTCATATTCTCTAGCACTCCGTTAAATCAAAGGTGTAGCCTTGGCTATAAATGCCATCACCGATAGCGATATACTTAAATTTACATTTACTGCAATACATTTTGTACGTTTTACGCCGCAGCGTTTTAATATCAAATGTTTCAACCATAAACTCTGGTGGTTCTAGCATATTCATTACTTCTGAAACCACTTCTAAGTCATCAATGGCATAAGCCAGCGCAATCTTCAACACACGAGAACGAATACGCATACGATGCATGATTCCTTTTTTAACATCGCGCAATGAACTGTCACTGTCGAGATCACCATATTCAGGCTCAAACTTAGTCGGCGCAGGGAGATCTTTACCATCAATTTTAATTTTTATTAATTCATAATCAATCATGCTTTAACCTCCCTTTGCTAACTGCAGTTGTTTATTTCTTTGATCTATTAGTTTTAGCAATTTATCTCGGTCAATCACGATTCCTAGATTTTGTAGCGTCTCTAAGATTTCATACATTAGTTGGATAATTACTTCTTGACCATTACCGCCTTGTGATGACATCAGTGCATCATCTATCGCACGTTTGGTCTGTTCATAGATCTTACTCTCAGGCGAAACAATTTCACCTTCATGGCGATTATCACCAATCAAAGCTAATCGTGGCGCATTTGCTCCAACGTATCCACCTTGTGCTAATGCTGGAATATTAGGTAAATCTACTCGGAAGCCTTTACCACCGATAATAGGCACCCAATCCGGTACAGTGAAGCCTACACCGTTGATTCGGTTAATTGCACCATTGACGATAGCGATTACCGCATTAATTGGTCCTTTTACCACACCTGAAATCGTACTGAAAATGCCACCGAAGATATCGACAATACCCTGCCAAGCTTGTTTCCAATTTCCTGTGAATATTCCCTGGATAAAATTAATCAGGCCACCAAATATCTGTTTGATACCATCGAAAATTTGTTGTGTTCCACTGAAGAACGCCATTACGATTCCGTTGATAAACTTAAACGATGAGCTGAAATTTGTTCCGAAAACTCTATCCAAGAATCCTAAGAATGTACGAAGGATTTCCTGGACTCCTTGCATAGCTTTATCAACATCTAATGTGAAGATACCAATCAAGAAATCAGAAAAGCCTTTGAACATCGAAGTTGCACTCTTCAATAACTCATCAACGAATTTGCCAAGAACTGCAAATGCATCCAGCATCGCCCCTTTAATGAAATCCGCTAGTGGAGATAAGATATTGTTCCAAACCCATGCAACACCTTCTCCAATTGCTTCAATGGCAGGTTTCCAACCATTCCACACATCTACAATTGTTTTTAATGCAATGCTTAGGACTGTTACCAAGAAATTGGCTATTGGTGCAAGTACGTTATTCCAAAGTGAAAGCAGTCCGCTAAAGAGCACATCAACAGCTTTAACAAACACCTCTGCTAAGAAGGCAGCAATCGGTACGATGACCGTGTTGAATACATCTAACAGAAAAGCGCCTAAAGGAACTAAAACGTTATTCCATAGATTACTTAGGATGCCTAACAAGCTATCTAGTGCTGTCTGTACTAAAGCTCTAAAATCACTACTTGTCTGATACAAATAGATGAGCGCGGCAGATACTGCAGCTACAATCGCAGCGAAGAATAAAGCCGTTCCAGTTGCTGTTCCAAAGACTGCCTGTAACGATGTCAGCACTCCTTCACCGTTGGCTATGCCTGTGAAGAAAGTAGAAAACCCTGTTGCTAAGGACTTTAGTGGTGCTAAAAGTCCAGTGAATACACCTTTAATAGCACTCCAATTCTTTATGATTCCAAAAGTCGCAAATCCTGCAAACATTCCACCTAAAAGTGAAGTGATGATTACTTTGTGGTCTTTTAAAAATCCAGTAACTTTATCGAACACTCCTTTAACGCGATTGTAGATCTCGTCTACTCCGCTCATGTCAATCGAGCCATCAGGAATACCTAAAGATCCAAAGTCAGCACCACCACCTCCAGCGTCTCCACCTCCTCCGGAGTCTGAGTCCTCTGAGTCATGCAATACGTTTAAATCATCGAAGCCAGCAAGGGCTCCTTTTAATTTATCCGCCGCTTTACCTGCCTTACCAAGTCCAGAGGTTAATCCACCTGCAGCGGCACCAGCCTTACCTATATTGGAAGCTATTGCACCTGTAGCACCTGCCGCACCTTTACCACCAGTTAATAATCTGGTGAATGCAACGAAGTAATTAGCAAGTGTCTGTAGACCTCCTAGAATGACGTTTATGACGCCAATAATTGGAGTTAATACATTTATCAAACCTTGGCCAATTGTCGCCTTTAGCTCTTCGAAACGAAGCGATAGGACACGTGTACTATTTGCCCAACCGTCTGACGTTCTTTCGAAGTCTCCTGCAGCATTAGAAAGTGCGTTCTGTACAAATGCCAATCGTAATGCTACCTTTTCTTGCTCTGACATCTTAGCTGTTGTTTTACCGAAGCCGTTCGCCAAAGCATATTCATCAAGAGCTGATTGAGTCATAACGACACCCAAGCTCTTGAGTGATTCTGTTTCACCTGTAAATACAGATTTCAACTTAGTGAATGCCTCATCATTCGATAGGTTATAGAACGATGCCACATCACCTGTTAATGTCGTGATAGCCGAAGCCATATCGTATGATGCAGCTTCTCCGTAGCCAAATGCCTGCGCCATAGAACCAAGTTGTCCCATGTATTCTTTGGCTACCTTTTGCGACATGCCAATACTTGTTATTGCGTTACGTGCAAATTCGTCTACACGTTTTGACATTGTAGGGAATGTAACGTCAACAACGTTTTGGACTTCAGCAAGGTCAGAGCCCAATTGAATACATTGCGATCCGAATCTCGCTAAAGCTGTAATAGCCAATACTTTGCCAATCGTAGCGCCGATAGCATTAAACCTACCGGTTAAGATGCTGTCTGCCTTATTCGCAACTTTCGCTACATCTTTTTCAAGATTGTCGTTAAGTTTGACACCTAATTCAACGGACCCTACTTCTGTTGCCATCTAATCACCTCTCATTTCTATGAAGCCAATGCCTTCATGGCTTCTTCAAGGGCTCTCATAGACTGCATATAGGACTTGTTATCGATAGGTTTCTTACTCTGTCTTGCCTGCCACTCAGCTCGTATCCTTTTATCGCTTGCAGACATGTTTTTGATGCGTTCTTTATCCGTAGTGGATCTAACATCAACCACATGCCCTAATGGCGTATCACCATTCAATCCAGTAAGTAGAGTACAGAACTCTCCCCACTGCATTTCAGGCTCATATCTTAAACGGATTCCGTATTGCTGAGTAACTGAAGCATCGATTAAATCCCAATCCTCAAACAAGTCATAGTAAGACTCATCGTTATGCTGTGGTGTTACGAAAAGTCTGCTCCATTTCTTCAAATGACTTATCTGTAACAAGCGCCATCATGCCAATAAATAGTGATTGATAAGCTGTAATAGATAACTCCATTGCTTCAATTTCTTTAAAAGCCTCTTCTCCAAGACCTAACTTAATAGCCTTATCGATTCCTTCTACGGAAGCTGCACCCTCATTAAGCAATGCGTTCATCTGTAGAACTGTATTTTTGCGGTCGTCAACTTTATAAGTTTTCCCTTCTGCAACTTGTAAGAACTTAGGCTCATTTACGAGCTTTGCACTAATATCGATAATTTTTCCCATATACATTTAAAAGGGCAGCCGTCTTGACCGCCCATTCCTTTCTATTTTTTGTTTTTAAACTGCTGGAGTATAAGTTGGCTTTCCATCAGAGTTAACAGTGAACTCTAACGCTCCAACATTTGTTGAGTCTCCGCCTTCTGCAGATGTGACATCCACGATTGCATTGAAGGCTAACTTCGCACCACTTACCATCGTCCATTCAAATGGAATCGTAGCTTCCTTGCCTGTCTTGAAAGCAAGAGAAGCAATGTAGTCGTTTCCTTCGTCGCCGATGTTTCTCTTACCTTTGAATTCAATCTTCAAAGACTTGGAGGTCATCAGACCACGCTGCCAACCTTTTGTATCCATTGGATTCCAGTTTTCAATACCATTAGAGAATGATACTGAAAATGACTCCAAATCCGCTACATTAACCTTCTTTGGAGTATCTTTTGTGCCAATATCAAACTTGAATTCATTGTTGAATACTGGGAATACACCTGTATATTTTTCAGACATATGATTTTATTTCCTTTCGTAATATATTTCAATTTCTATGACTGATTCATAGATTCCTTTATCATCCGTTCCAACGTCTTGTGGTTCTGGGACTAGCATGTTAATAAACAGCACTTTCCAATCACCTATAGTTGGATGTTTTGCATTCATGATTGTTTCAAAAAGCGTATTTGCCGCTTCATCGGTTTCCCTGGCATTGTTGTTCCAGTGAATTAATAACGATGCGCGTTTAACGTTGTAAGAGGACTTGTTTCCTAATGCTGTTATTGGACTACCAGAACTAGACAACTGATAAACACCTATTGCCTTATCAGGCTTCTGATCTAACTTACCGATATAGTAATGCTCAAATAAATTTAGTGTTTTCAACCAGTTTCTAATTTCATAAAGTCTCATTGTACTAGACATCTGCACACTCCTTTACAAACGATTCAAATCGTCTTTTTACCCAACCTGCATATTTGCCTTTAGAGGTCCACGGTTCAAACCACTTACCACCTGCATGCTCATTGTTTTCTGTACGGAAGTTGTATTCCGGATGAAAATAAAGCCTACGAGCGTATGGAGTGGATGAAACGACATAAGCGTTATCAGGATTACGCGTGTCATCAACGAACGTGTTGTCCTGCAGGGTTCCTTTATCAAACGGTATCACTTGCTTATCTCGTACATCTGTACGGATAGCATCAGCCGTCTTGTACAACGCCTGCCGTAATCCATCTCGCAATGTAGCAACGTTTCCGTAATGGATTCTAACCTTACCCAAGATCTACCTCACAGTAATTCACGCTACCATCAGGGTTGCGTGCCTTCTTCCCAGAAACGATAGTTCTCTTCTCTCCAAAGATAATCGCCTCGCCTGCGCCAATTTCAAGCACGCTAGGGGCTATATCTCCGTTAAATAGGCAAATACCCGTCAATTGCACAAACGTCTCTTTATCGGTACGTACGCGCTTTGCAGAGCCTTGATAATTACACAAGGCATCCAACTCTAAAGCTTTGATTGGTGCTCCATCTTCATCGATTCCTTCTTGATGGAAAGTCAGGTGAATTGGAGTCTTGCAGAACTGTGGCAATACCAAAGATGGCCAACTACCCATAATAGCCAAACCCTCTATAGCAAAGACCTGTCCTAAGTAGTGTTTGATACAGTTCTTCAGGCATTGCAATTCCACCTTCTACATGTAGATTCCACGCTTGACCAAACTGCATTGAAACACCGTTGATCGCGTAGCTACTTAAGTATGTTTCCAACACGCTTTCGTTTTGATAAAGAAATTCTGCTTGCCGGCATATCACCTCTTGTATAGAAGACTTACGAAAAGGGGACAGACTGTCAAAGCCCATCCCTTCAATTCTTCCTCTACAAATAGTGTTAACTTGCCGCGAAGCAATCGTTAAATATCTATCAGCATTATCCTCAGTCAAGATAATACCGTTATAGGTGCCCTTGTAATACGCTTTATCGACGTATTGCATTTACATCACCTCATTTCTTGTTGCTTTTCTTATCTGTTTCTTCGATTTCAGGCTGAATTTCCGGTTCAACGATTGGCTCAACCGTTTCCAGTTTCACGTCTTCAGCAAAGATCTTTCCTACTGTTTCTGCCATAAGCTGCACCTCTCATTAGGCAACGTGGTGGCAATATACACCAGCAAGCTTGTTTTCGTACACATCTACCAAGCCATACTTGCGGTAGCCAAAGATATAGCCATCTGCTGTTTGGTTTTGATCAGGTGTAACAATCTTAGGAGCAACGTGCTTGTTGTACTTCAATACAGCGCTCTTTTCAACGATCATGAAGTTGATTTCCTTACCGGATGTATTCTTCTTGAAACCACCAGCTTCTTCACCGCTTGTCTTACCATCAAGTAAATCAATTGTTGTGTAGAAACGAGCTTGTGGAACTTCTACAACCTTTGAGAACTTGTTTAAAACAGCCTTAGACTTTGTTGTGTCTAGATCATCAATCAAGCCCTTTAATGTAGGCGTGATGTAAAGGATACGGCTTTCTGTTGGAACCTGGTCTTCATCCATCTTTGTAGATGCTGCACGTAGAGCTTTAACTGCATCTTCTCCAGTAGCTAAGGTTCCAGTTGCGCTTGAAACGCCTGTCTTACCTGCTAACTTAGCAAAAGTAAATGCGTCTCCTTCAGGCGCTACCTTTGTACGTGTGAATTCGCCCATAATCTTTGGAGCAATCACGTTCATTGTTTCTTCTTCATCCATGTTGTCTACATTGAACGCACGTCCACGCTCATAGTTAAACTTAACAGTTTCATACTTGAACTTAACATTGCCCTTTGTGTAACCTTCATTACGGTCATACTTTCCTAAACCATCCATCTCTAACTTAGGAATAACGATTTCATTTGCGTTTGCTCCTTCTTTAGCTAGTTCTGGATCAGATTCTAGATCGGCTGTTAATGATGCGAGTGCATAAACCTGATCTAAGAGTGGTACATACTTTTTTGCATATTCGATTGTATTTGGCATTTAATATTCCTCCTATTTTTTAACACCAAAATTTTTGGCAAGGACATCATCTAGTGAGGCCTTTGAGTTGGAGCCATCTGCTCCGATTTTTGTAAAACCTTGTGTTGTCGCTCCAGCCTGTACCTTGAAATCAGGGAAGGCCTTTACTACCTCTTCGATAGCAGCTTTAACGCTATCTTCATTAATTTCCCCTTTATCGTTTAACAACTTGGAACGATCAATAAGCTTTGCTAAGAAAGGTAATTTTTCAGCACTAACGCCTTCAGCAAGTTCTGAAATCTTCTTATCGATTTCAATGTTTTGAATCTGTAGCTTTAATCGCTGATTTTCTGCAAGCATGTCTGCTTGTTCTTTTTCTTTAGACTGCTTGTCAGCTTCTTTCTTATCCTTAAATTCTTTGATTGCTTTATCCATTTCATCAGCAGATACGCCCTGCTCCTTTAGATACCCTTTCAGGGCAGCATATTGAGCTTGTGATCCACGCTTATCTAAAACATCAGCAATCTTGTCGTAGTCGATAGAAACGCTTGAATTTGCTCCTTGCGCGCTAGGTGAAGCACCGTTGTTGTCATTTCCATCTCCTGTGTTTGGTTGTGCTGCTCCATCATCAGCAAAATACTGAATGTGAAGCGGATACTTTAATACATCTTTCATAGTTCCTCCTGTTTTTTTGGGTGTCTCCCTTAAATCAAACACGCACAGTTTTTAAGGCATATCGTGATTGGCCATAAGAAAAGCCACTACTCTTCTGCAGTGACTTCTGTTTCTTCGATGATTTCTTCGTCTTCCCTTACGATTTTCGCTACACCATACTTCGTAAGAATCTCAGCACGTTCTTGAGAACATTCAAATTGATCATCAACAATCATCAATTTATCTTGTTCTCTATCGAAATAATCCTGTGTGACCTTAACTTGCACCATTTCCCTTTTTTTCTCCTTTCATGTATTAAAAGACAGCAATATTAATATTGCTTGAAATTTAAATAAAAAGTGTTATATTGATGGTGAAAGAGATAGGAAGGCCGCCTAAGGTCGACGTATCTCTTTTATTTTGTGAATTGATAAACTTCAACAATCTCGTCATCATCAATGATAATGAATTTCATGTCAGTTGGTGACTTAAAAGCAATTCGTTTTAGAGCGATTTGTTTAATTTCTTCGATACTAATTTTCTCTTTTATTTTTTTAATATCCAAGATGATGCCACCAGGCTGTAAATCCAATGTCCCTGTATTTATCTGCTTGATACCCTTTTCAATCAATTTGTGAAAATTCTTATGACTTTCTGGTGTCTTCAATTCCCACAAAAGATTATCAATGGCGTAGTCAGGCGATGATCCTTCATATAAATCCTTGTTCAAAAACTTTACATTTCCACCAAAATTTTTTAAGTAGATCTCTCCAACTGCTATTTCTTCCTTGAATCTTCCTTTAACAATATTTTTATCAAATAATAATTCGCCTATATTAGGATTTGATTTTTCTACGAACTCATCTTTAATACTCCTAATAGTATTTTCCGGCTCATTTAGATTCAAATAAGATTCTGCTTGTTTTACATACTTCTCATCAAGCCCTATTAAGCGTTGTTCTTTATCCGCATGTTCCTTAATTTTGTCTTCACTTAAAGAACCGACCTGCAATCTTCTTTCACGCTGGATCTGATGCTGTAGGTAGTGATGTTCTTGTGTGCCTGGTGGATTTTCATACGTTGGATGCCTTGGATCACCATCATCATCGTTATCCATGCCAGGATAATATGTGCTTAAGTGATGCTTGCAGTTTGGATGGAATAAACCACCGGATATAGCCGTGCTCAACAAAGGTAAGTTAAGTTCTTCAGCTTCTTCAGGTGTTCCACCGCTATACACATCATCAACATATACACGTCCCTGCCATGGTTGACATGTTTTAGAACACATGCCATACCGTGAAACTTTGACGGTATGCACACCTAATTCCTGACGTTTAGCGCCGTCTGCATACATGCCAATTCGCTTATTTGTTGTACGTAGTGACATCTCTGAGTATGTTGCCATATTGACGTGTCTGCCACCTTTGTACACAACACAATTAATACCTCTAGTAAGAAAGTCATTACTGGCCATATCAACCGCTTTATCAAGTGTTCCTGCGCCACTTGCTAAATATGTTTGAGCATTGTAAATGACTTTGCGGTACTCAT